TCATCCGCGCAGGGGTCGCGCCGCCAGCCTCTGACCTGGGCCATCACGACCGCCGGCATCTACGACGTGGAGTCGATCGGCTGGGAGTTGCACGAGCACGCGACCCAGGTCCTCGAGGGCACGGTGGAGGACGACAGCTGCTTCGCGATCATCTACGCGGCCGACGAGGGCGACGATTGGCGGGAGCCGGCGACCTGGGCGAAAGCGAACCCGAACCTCGGGGTCTCGGTCAAGCTCTCGATTATGCAGGAGCAATTCGAGACGGCGAAACACCAGCCATCCTTCGAGAACACGGTCAAACGGCTCCATCTCAACATCTGGACCGAGCAAGTCACGCGGTGGATCCAGCTTGAGAAGTGGGATGCCTGTACCGCGGCGCCGGCGCCGCTCGAGGGGCGCATCGTGTTCGGCGGTCTCGACCTCTCGACGAAGCTCGACATCACCGCGCTGACGCTCCTGGCCCCGGCGGAGGGCGGTTTTTACGACTGCGTGTTCCGGTTTTGGGTGCCCGAGGAACTTGTGGCCGAGCGGGAGCGGAAGCATCGGCTGCCGTCCTATGCGCCCTGGGTGAAGGCCGGCGTCCTCATCACGACGCCGGGGAACGTGATCGATTACGACTTCATCCGGAAGGAAATCCTCGAGCTGGCGACCAAGATGACGATCAAAGAGGTCGGATTTGACCCCTGGAACGCCACGCAGCTCGCCGTGCAACTGCAGAACGAGCTGAACCCGACGGTCGACGAACACGGGTTCCGGATGGTCGAAATGCGCCAGGGGATGAAGTCCCTCTCCGAGCCCGCGAAGGAGTTCGAAAAGCTCATCGTCGACCAGAAGCTGCGCCATGGGGGGCATCCGGTGATGCGCTGGATGGTCGGCAATGCCTCGGTGCGGCGGGATTCGAACGACAACATCGTGCCCGACAAGCAGGAGTCGAAGGCGAAGATCGACGGCGTGTTGAGCACCGTGAACGCGCTCGGCCGCGCGATCCTCGCGCCGAAAGCGGGCGGCGGGTTGCTGATGAGTTTCGCATGACTCGGCCCCGGTGGCTCCGCTGGCCGCGGATTCCGCGGCCCGACATCGACGTCCGCGACGTCCACGTCTACGTCGGGCTCGGGCTCGCGACGTGGGGCGGGTGGCAGCTCGCGCCGGCGTGGGCACTCATCGGGCTCGGCCTCGCGCTCGCGTTTTTGGGCGTCTTTTTGCCGCGGATTCTCCCGCGGAAGGGGTCCTAAGTGGGCATTATCTCCACGCTCGAGCGGTCTGGACTCCGCGCCGATCAGGGCGCCCTGCCCTTCGACGATCCGCGGTTGTGGACGGGGGGCGGCTCCTGGGATTACACCGACACGCTCGCCGGCGTCGGCATCACGCCCGAATCCGCGAAGCGGTGCTCGGCGGTCTTCGCCTGCAACAGCCTGATTGCGGAGACGCTCGCGTCCCTGCCTTGCATTCTGTACCAGCGCCGGAGCGATGGAGGCAAAGAGCGCGCCCGAAAGCATCGCGCCTATCGAACGGTCCGCCGGCGGCCGAACGGCTGGCTCTCGCCGATCGAGTTCTTCTCGGGCGGCCAGATGCATGCGGGGATGCGCGGTCAAGCGATGGCGAAGATCATCGACGACGGCCAGCAGATACAGCTCCAGCCGATGCATCCCAATCGCGTGACGATCGAGCAGCTCAGTAATACGCGGATGCGGTATCAGTACAATAACCCGTTCACGGGCCCGGAGTCGCTGCTGCAGGACCAGGTGCTGCATGTGCGGGATCTGTCGGATGACGGCTTCATGGGCCAGGCGCGCGCGGTGCTCGCGCGCGAGGCGATCGCGGTCGCCCAGGCCGGCGAGGCGTTCGTGGGCGGCTTCTTCCGGAACAATGCGACCGGCCGGCTGATCGTGAAGTCGGCGACGCTGCCGGATGAGGTGAAGCGGAAGGAGTACGCGGATCTCTGGCAGCAACAATATGCCGGCTGGCTGAACAACCGTCGGACGATGTTCCTCTGGGGCGGCATGACGGCCGAGGAGATTGGGAAGCAGGACGACGGCGACTTCATCATCGCCCCCCGCACCTTCCAGATCGCGGACATCGCGCGCTTTTGGCGTGTCCCGGGCTTCATGATCGGGCTCGAGGAGAAGAGCACGTCCTGGGGCACCGGGCTCGAGCAGCAGATGCAGGGGTTCGTGGATTTCACGATGAAGCCGTGGCTCGATCGGTGGGCCCAGGCGCTCGGCCGGTCGCTCCTGGATGAGAGCGAGCAGGACGACTTCTTCTTCGAGTTCTTGTTGAACGACCTGGTGCGCGGCGACTTGAAGACGCGCATGGAATCGTATCAGATCGGGCGCACGATCGGGATGTACAGCCCAAACGACCTACTCAAGAAAGAGAACGAGAACCCGCGCGACGATCCCGGCGGCGACGAGTACCTCGAGACGCCGGTCGGCGCGTCGCCGAATGCTCCGGCCGCACCAGCGCCGGCAACCCCGCCCGCCGTGCCGCCGGCGTCCGAGGACCAACAGGCATTGGCGGAGGGGCGGAGACCGGCAGAGCCGCCACCGGAGCCTTGCCACTCCGAGCAACTCGCAGGTAAGACTGCGAGCGAGGCCGCGCCGGCCGCCCCGACGCCTCCCGTTTCTCCGGTGCGCGAGATCCCCGCCCCGCTCCTGGCCGATGCGGTGCATCGGATTGCGAGTCGCGAGATCGACGATGTCGGCCGACGGGCCGCGCGCGCGACCGACTCGGTGAAATGGGCGGCGTGGGTGACGAAGTACTACGCGGCGCATCGCGACTACGTCGTGAAGGTCCTCGCGCCGATCGGCGAGGCGTTTGGCTTCGAGCATTGGGTGCTAGAGGAAGCAGCCGGGAGCATCCAACGGACGACCGATGGGCTGACGGCCGAAGGGGTCCCCGCCTTCCTCGCGCGCCGGCGGGACGAGATTACTGAGATTCTCGACGAGACCTTTACGGCCGGCGCCGCGGGGCGCGCGGACTAGGAGCCGATATGGGAAGCCAGATCATCCAGCTCGTGCGCGCGCTCTCGGGGCCGGTGCTCCTCGAGGAACAGACCCTGATCAAGCTCGCGCAGATCTTCCGGCGCAAGCTGAATGGCGAAGCGTTCGACGGATCCGCGCTGCATGCGGAGCTGGGCATGGCGGGCCCGGCCGGCCGCGGCGGCGCGGAGAAGCAGACCACGATCGCCGTCATTCCCATCTATGGACTGATCGCACAGCACCCCCAAAGCCTCGGTGCGTCGACGGTCGAGATCGGCCGGAAGCTCGATGCGGCACTCGCGAGTCGGAGCGTCGATGCCATCCTCCTGGACGTCGATTCCCCCGGTGGGGCGGTGGGCGGTGTCCCCGAGCTCGGCGCGAAAATCGCGGCGGCCCGCGCGGTCAAGCCCATCACCGCCCTCGCGAACGGGCTCATGGCCTCGGCGGCCTACTGGCTGGGCTCGCAGGCCGATGAGGTAGTGGTGACGCCGTCGGGTGAGGTGGGCTCGATCGGCGTCTACATGCTACATGAGGACTGGTCGCAGAACCTAGCGCAGGAGGGCGTCAAGATCCGCGGGATCAGCGCCGGGAAATACAAGCTCGAAGGCGCCCCCTGGGAGCCGCTCGATCCGGAGGCGGAAGCCTTCATGCAGCAGCGGGTCGATGAGGTCTATGGCTGGTTTGTGAAGGCCGTGGCGAGCGGCCGGAAGGACAGCCAGGCGAACGTGCGCGGCGGGTATGGCGAAGGTCGCGTGCTCGGCGGGATTCAGTCGGTCAAGGCGAATCTCGCCGATCGCGTGGCGACCTACGAGGAGACGGTCGGCCGTCTCGCTGCGCGCGTGCAGCGCCGCGGGCCGAGCGCCGCCGCCCTGGACCGAAAGCTGGCCCTCGACCTCGCCTCCCGAAAAGTGAGCTCTTGACACGGTGGGGGCGGCTTCGTACCGTGTAGCTGTGAGCCTCGGGTAAACGCGGCAGCGTTTCTCGGGCTCGTGCTGGAAAAATCGACGTCGGTTATCCGTTACGCGGCAGCGGGCGGGGACCAAGCGACTAGAGCTCAACACTCTGGCGCGGTGTCCTTGCCCGCTTTCGTTTGCCCGTGGTTCTCCCACCACAACGCTCGCGCCCAAGGCCCGCCCCACACGGAGCGGACGATGACGCGACTCGAGAAGTACAAGAAACAGCACGCCGAGACCGTGGCCAAGATGAAGGCCATCCTCGAGGCGGCCGAAGCGACCGGCGGGAACCTGACGGCCGATCAGGACAAGGACTACAAGGCGCTCGACGAGACGCGCCAGCAGCTCGAGGCCTCGGTCGATCGCGAGACCGCGGTGGAAGCAGCCGAGCGCAAGGCCACGGCGGTCGTCACGCAGGCGGCGGCCGAAGTCGTCACCGTGCGCGGCGGCGAAGACCGTGAAGTCGCGAAGCCCTGGCTCACCTTCGGCGAGCAGATGAAGGCGATCCAGGCGGCCTACTCGCCCGGCGGCGACTTCGACAAGCGCCTGTTCGCCGGCACGCCGTCTGGCATGAACCAGATGGTCCCCTCCGAAGGCGGCTTCGCGGTCGCCCCGCAGTTCTCGACCCAGATCTGGGACAAGCTGAACGCCTCGACCGACAACCTGATCGGCGAGACCGATCAGTATACGGTCGAGGGCGAGTCGCTCTCCTTCAACGCGAACGCCGAAACGGCGCGCACCAACGGCTCGCGCTACGGCGGCGTCCAGGGCTACTGGATCAACGAAGCCGACCAGATCACGAAGTCGAAGCCCAAGCTCCGCCAGCTGAAGCTCGAGCCAACAGAGGCCGCGGTGCTGATCTACTGCACGGCGAAGGCGCTTGAGAACGCGCCGGCGCTCGAGCAGTTCCTCAGCCGGGCGGCGACCGACGAGCTCGGCTTCCTGGTCGGCGACGCGATCGTGAACGGCCTCGGCGGCTTCCAGCCGAAGGGCCTCCTGGGCTCCGGCTCCAAGGTCACGGTGAACAAAGAGACCTCGCAGCCGACGCTCACGTTCCTCAAGGCCAACGCGAACAAGATGTGGGCCCGGATGCACCCGCGGCTCCGCTCGGGCGCGATCTGGTTGATGAACGTGGACGTCGAGCCCACCCTCGACGACTTCAACACGCCCATCAAGAACGTCGCCGGCACCGAGAACGTCGGGGGCTTTTCCTCGGCGATCTACAACGCCGACAAGAACACCCTGAAGGGCCGACCGATCCGGTTCGTCGAGTACTGCCAGTCCCTCACGACCGAGGGCGACGTCATCCTCGTGAACCTGCAGACCTACGCGGCAGGCGTCCGCGCCTCTGGTCTCAAATACGCGAGCTCGATCCATGTCCGGTTCGAGTACGCGGAGACGGCGTTCCGCTTCATGCTCGCCGTCGACGGCCAGTCGTGGCTCAACGCCCCGCTCACGCCGTACAAGGGCACCAACACGCTGTCGAACATCGTCACGCTCCAGTCCCGGTAACCCTCGACCCGGGGGATCCCGGGAGGAGTTCGGCACATGCTGCACCTCGTAGAGAACGCGAAGACGATCGGGCTCCTGAAGCCGGCGGCCGACGCGGCCGGGCGGACCGGGCGCTGGATCACGATCAAGGACGCGCAGCGGGCCTGGATCGTCGTGTACCTGGACCAGGGGAACGCGGCGACGGTGCTGCTGACGCCGCGGCAGGCGACCGCGGTGGCGGGCACCGGGACCAAGGTGCTGGCGAACAACGTGCAGATCTGGTTCATCACCGACCTCGCGGCCGCCGACGCCTGGGTGCGCCAGGCGGACGCCGTCAACTTCACGACCGACGCCGGCGTGAAGGAGAAGCTGGTGGCCTTCCAGATCGAGCTGGCCGGGCTGGACGTCGCGGGCGGGTTCGACTGCATCACGGTCGCGACCGGCGCGTCGAACGCGGCCAACATCACCTCGGCGTTCGCGGTCCTCGAGACGCGCTACAGCCAGGTGGCGGTCCCGAGCGCGATCGTCGACTAAGGCGCGCGCGGCGGAGTGCAGACGTATGCAATCGGGGACGCCCGCCCGTGGCTCGGGCGGGCGTTCTTCGTGAAGGGTGGTCGATGCGGGCTGGCGAGCTGAATCAGCTGCTCACGCTCGAGGAGCCGAGCCAGGCCGTAGTGGCGGGCGCGGGCATCGTGACCTGGACGGTCCGGGCGACGGTGTGGGGTCGACTGGAGGCCGAGGATGGCGGGGAGGATCAGTTGATCGGGACCGCAAACTATCGCGCGAAGATCCGGTATCGCACCGACGTCACCTCACGGTGGCGCGTCGGGCTCTCGGGGACGGCGCGGAAGTTCCAGATCCTCAATCCCCCCCAGGACCCGACGGGCGATCGGGAAGAGCTGCGCTTCCGGGTGGCGGAGGGCAAGTCCTGATGCCGCTCGACGTCCAGGTGATCGAGCGGCAACCGGTCCCGGACGGGCGGCGGTTCTGGGACGTCCTGGCGGGCCTGCTCTCGCGGGCAGCGCGGCCGACCGCGGCGCGGATGCAGCACCGGGCGCCGCATGGGAAGACCGGCAAGCTGTCGCGGCGCGTCGATGTGCGGGTCGTGCGGGTGAATCAGGGGTTCGTGCAAGGCGTGCAGCTCG